ACATCTGGATGTTCTTTAAACTTACTTAAATCTGGATGAGGTGAGGCTTTCATGCTAGCCATCGCTCTATTAACATAGTCATGGCTATGTTTACTAGCATCAGGAATATGATATTCTTGATGTACAACTATGCCAACTTTAGATTTTTTAACCTTATCTTCTTCTTTTTTGTCTTTAGGAGTATAAGTGATTGTATTTGGTGTAAATGATACAGCTTCACTTATAGTTTTTGTATCGGCATGGTGCATCAAATCACCTTGGTATATACCAGTCTTTGGTGTTACTTTTGGTAGATGCTTTAATGCGTGTTTAAGAGTTTTTACTAAGCCTGGTGCGTGACCGTGATTTCTTTCAATGTCTTTATCGGTGTGGTTAATCTTAGGGTCTTTATTGAAGGCTGATTTAGTGGCAACAAAGAACTTACCAGTTTTAGGATGATGACCAAAAACTAATGATGGAGAACCATCATATTTCATTGTAAGGTTGGAACTTTGTTGACCTGCCTTGATATGTGCATGAGCTTTCTCTAAAGCTCCAACTGCGTGTTCAAAGCCGTCATGGCCATGCATCAATGGTCTATCTTCAGCATGAGTAATATGTTTCAGTTGACCAGATTCGTCAGCTGATTCCAATAAGAATGATTTAAATGATAACATTGTTTTCCCTCTAGATTTGCAACACACTTTGGTTGCTAGTTTACTTATTTATACAACATTTATATTTGTATAGCCAAAATGTCAAAAGATTGGCTTCGATACATAGTGCCAAAATTATTCGGATTTTAACACTTTCTCAATGTCATCTACAGTATTTTTAATGAGGTGATTGTTTACCACATATTCATATGCGGCTGATACATCAGGAGTTCTCCATCTTCTAAGTATTTCTACTAGTTCTTTTTCGGTATCATAAGTTATACCATATTTGGCCAAGACTTTGGCACCAGCAATATTACGAGAAATCCATGGAGTTTTATTCAACATAGACTCTAATAATACCAAACCAAAGCCTTCAGCATCCGAATTCATAACATAACAATCAGCATCAGAAATGGCGTCTTTGATATCTCTTGGATCTTCGACCATCAATGGAATAACATTCTCAGAAGCATGAGGCATGATGTTATGTCGATTGTCGTAACCTGTCGTAACCAACACAGAATCTTCTAAGTTGGCTGTACGAAAGGCATCGGCAAGTTCTATCATCTTTTTATTAGGCCAATACCCACCACAAGACAAAAACATTCTCTTATTTTTTGGTATACTATATTTGTCTTTGAATTTACCTTGGAATCCAGTGCAATCCTGTAATGAAATACCATGACGGACTTGTACCGATTTATTATTTACTTTCCATTTTTGAGTATGGATCCAATCATCAAGAGAGGAACAACCAATATACTTAACATCTTTTAAGGCTTGTAAACAAACTGCACTCTCTGACGGCTTAATTAAAAGATACAATATAGGAGAATTAATGTTTTTTGCCATAGACAATACATAATTTTGAACATGAACATCACCACCATGTATAATTATTAAATCTTTATTAATTAAAGAACTGACTTCTGAAGTAACTTTAATACCATTCAAATCACCTTTGTGTTCACCAGCCAACACAGTCACATCATGTCCACGACTTAATGCCTCTTCGGCCATCTGTTGAACATAGTATTCAGAACCACCAGGGAAAGGTGCATATCGATGTACTACAAAACATAATTTCATTTTGTCCAATTTTCTAATATCCATGAAGATGAATTCATTTTGTTTGATCCTCCAACACCAAAAAGAAATTCAACATTTTCGTCTTGATTCTCTTTCACATAGTCCATTTCTAATGTATTACCTTCAACTCTATCACCACCATTAGCAAATATAATTTTTGACTTAGGCCACATTAGTCTGGTTGCTTTGATAGCCAGTTTAGAACTATCATCGTCATCATTAAATTCTAAAACAAAACCAACTGGTTTTATAGCTCCAACGATTTTCGACCTTTCAGACCATGGCATAAAAGGTTTGCCTTTCTTACGACTTAGCCAAGCATCAGAATTTAATCCAACAATTAAAATACCTCCGTCACCCAGCAATTTGGCTTTCTCAAAATAATTAATATGTCCAGAATGAATTGGATCAAAACCGCCGGTGACCAAAACTACTTTATTCATTTGTTTTCTCCATTAAGATACCACTCATATGTTCTTTTCAATCCATCTTTCAACTCAACCCTAGGATACCAACCTAAAGAATTTATTTTACTATTATCGGTAAGTTTACTCATAGTACCATCAGGCTTACTAATATCATACACTAATTCACCTCGAAAGTCAATAACTTCTGCAACTATTTTTGCGAAATCGGCAATTGACACATCATAACCAGAACCTAGATTAACAAAATTTCTCATAGGTTCGGTAACTGAATTCCACTTTTCTTTTTCCACATTCATTACATGAATACAGGCCTCTGCCATATCATCCACATATAAAAATTCTCTCCTAGGTTTGCCAGTTCCCCAAATATTAACAGTACTATCACCATTAATTTTTGCAGTATGCATTTTATGGATAGTGCCTGCAGCAACGTGACCTGCTTCTACATCAAAATTATCACCAGGTCCATACAAATTACAAGGCAATACACTCCTATAATCACGACCATATTGTCTATTATAACTTTCACACATCTTCACACCAGCAATCTTTGCGATTGCATATGGTTCATTTGTTGATTCTAAGTGTCCAGTCATTAATAGATGTTCTTTAATGGGTTGTTCTGTAACTCTAGGGTAAATACAATTTGAACCTAGCATTAATAACTTTTGAACATCATTAACATGAGCCGCATGAATGACATTGGTTTGTATCATTAAATTTTTATAGATGAATTCACCTGGAAAAATATTATTTGAATGTACTCCACCAACTTTAGCAGCTGACATATAAACTTGGTCAAATTTATGTTGTGAAAAGAAATCATTAACGGCTTGTTGATTGGTTAAATCTAATTCTTTGGATGTTCTGAATACAATTTCATCGGTACTATTTTGTAATAGTTTTGTTATTGTAGAACCTACTAATCCACGGTGTCCTGCCACAAAAATCTTCATTATTATTCCTCTTGGTCTTGATAGTCATGATAAATCATTTGGCTGCCTAGATATTCAAAATTAACAGGCACTTGTTTCAATTTTAATTTATTGGCAACTTGTTGTTGTAATTCTGGTGGAGTTAAAAATAATATAAACCCACCACCTCCAGCACCTAACAACTTACCACCTACAGCACCAGAATTTATACCAATATTGTATATCTCATCAATGTTGGTATTTGTTATTGATTTTTCTATTTCTTTTTTGATGCGCCATTGTTCATTTAATAATTTAGCAAAGTCTAATATTGTACCATTAAATAAAATATCTTCAGCCTCAATAGTTAATTCTTGCATCAATTTTAAATCAACTTTTTTGTTTTTGATATTAGTAATTTTTTTATCTGCGATATCATGTGAGTTTCTTAATTGTTCTGTAAAAAATAGTTGAACCCATGATTCAAGTTCTTTTAATCTACTTTTCTTTAAAGGTAAAGGTAAACAAGTGAAACCAGCATAACCTCCAAAATTGATTCGATTGAAACCACCAAAAGCAGCTGCAACTTGGTCTTGTGAACCAACAGCCTCACCTAAAATATTCTGTTCTAAATTGATTGCACAATTAGCTAAATCTCTTTTTGTTAATTGTTTATTTTGAAGTGCGGCCAATCCATGTAACAATGAAACTGAAAAACTTGAACTTGAACCAATACCAGTACGATTGGGTAAATCTCCATGGTGTGTAATGTCCAACCCATGTTCAAACCCCATAAATTTTATTGCTTCACGAATAACTGGTATTTGTATTTCTTCAATCGTTTGAGTTTCTTGCCTCTCATAATATCTAATTCGATAGTTATAATCAAATATTTTGGGCAACTTTCTCAAAACAAGAAATGAATACTTACTGATAGTTGTGGACAAAACACTACCACCATTTTCTCTATACCAAGCTGGATAATCTGTACCACCACCAAAAAAAGAAATACGAAAAGGTGTTCTAATGATAATCATCTAATCACAAACTTTCCATTGTTCTCAGCAACTCTTTCTCGCCAATAGTTTAACAAGTCCAACATTGTTTTTTCAAAAAGTATTTCAGGCTCCCATCCAGTATGTAATCTAAATTTTTCTGTATTAGGAACTTGTAAATCGGCATCAATTGGTCTTAGTCTATCTGGATCAGTCTCAATTCTAATCACATCTTTCATTGTAGACATAGAAATTAAAGTGTTCAGTAAATCACCAATCTCGCAAGTATATGTACCACCAATGTTATAATATTGGCCTGGTGTTGGATTAACTGTGACCAACATATAATATGCTCGAACTGCATCACGGACATCAGCAATCGTTCTTAGACTTTTTAGATTACCGACTTTGACAACAGGTTCGATATGGCCAGCTTCAATCATAGCAATTTGTTTTGCAAAGGTTGATTCAGCAAATACATCACCTCGTCTTGGACCTGTATGTGTAAACATCCTTGTTGTCATGATATTCATGTTATAAGCTTCTGCGTAGAACCGTCCTACAAGGTCAGTTCCAACTTTAGAGATAGCATATGGTGAGGCAGGATGAAATGAACATTCTTCATCAATAGGTAACTTCTCTTTTGGCACTCTGCCAAATACTTCCGATGAGGCACAAACATGAATTACGGCCGATGGACACCATTTCTTACAGGCTTCTAGTAATCTTGTGGTGCCTTGAATGTTGATGTTCAATGTATCAAGTGGCGCAGTAAAACTGGTTTTAGGAAAACTCTGTGCAGCCAAATGAAAAACATAATCAGGTTTATTTTCTTTGATTGCAGTATCAATTGATAGACTATCATTTAAATCACCATAAACTAATTTAACTCTATCCTTATTGTTAATAGAATCAATTAAGCTTCTAATATTATCAAGTGGACTTCTCCATCGGATTAATCCAACGATATCCCAATCTGTGTTTTCAATTAAATATTCAGCAAGGTGTGAACCAACCATACCTGTAATACCAGTAATAAATGCTATCTTTTTCATATCACCTTTCCGCAATATTAACAATATCAATAATTCTACTTACATATGTGTGTTTCTCTTTGACCATCTGCATCTGACACCAAATCATATCTTTAGTTTTAGGGTTATCTTGCATTTCTTTAGCAATATGAAACAACTCTGCCGTATTTTCGGAGTATGCAACTTCACCTCCAAAGAATTCTTGAATTGCTTTTGAATTAGTTATAACCAATTGTCCATAACTACAATTTTTAATTGTTCTACATGAAACATAATTGTTTACTAAATGATTCTTAGGCCTAACATCTATTGGCAAATAAGACTCGGATGATGCTTGTTTTAATTGCATTGGTGTTAATGGATTTTTTTGTGTATCATTCCAAATAAATGATATACCTTCTTTTTGACATTCTTCAGCAAATGGCTTGATATAATCAATGTTACCATCTTCTGGATTACCCCATCCATTTGTTATTGTTCCACCAAAGAAAGCATATTTTGGTTCTTTAAAAGGAATAAATCTATCATTAAAATTTATTTCAGTTGGTAATAAATCAGTACCCCAAAATGAATAGAAGAAATCATACTTATCACCTTTCTGATAATAACCAGAACCACCACCAAGTTCTTCACATTGAGATTTATTAAATTCATAAGCATAGTTTTTATCTTCTACACCATTAACACCCCAACTACAAGCCAATCTGTGGTCTATTAATCGACCAACCTTATCAAGATACATATCAACACTAGGATTACCGTCAGCTGTAACTCCTTTGTTACCAACATAATGTACCAAATAGGTTGAAGATTTTCTTAAAGGTAATTTATTACTTGTAACACTCAATCCATTAGGAAATACCAACCATTGTTCTGTGATAATAATAGCATCATCAAAAAAATCATCAGGCATATTATCACGGTTATCTAACCAATACGCATTTAATCCTAAAAATTTAGCTGCATTATAAAATGCACTATTCACAAATTGATGTGTATGACCTGTATCTGGTTTAGCACCCCAAACAATAATCTTTTTATGCTTCTTCATTTCAATCTGGTACATAAGCTACCATTATATCATTAGGTGGAAATTGTCTCCCAAAACTAAAACCACCATCTAAATAGTCAATCACATAATTAGGATTAATCTTCATCAACTTCTCAATGTAATCTTCTTTTTTCAAATAGTCCCATCCTATTGTATTGAATAATCTAACATCATCAGCAATAATCACATGATTTTTTATTGGTGATTCAGCAATAGAATCTAACTCATGTAACAAAGGACAACGGCCATACTTATCACTACCTGGTGTTTGTAATCCTAAACTCCTATGTGCATCCAACCAAAATGTAGCTGAAGATTTTAATATTGGTATAATATTTTTTCTGATAATATCAGGTGAATCACCCTTCCAAATTTTTACTTTAGTATTATCTTTAAATTTTTCAACAGCATCTTTGTGTAGATTCGGTTCAATTTCAATACTATGTACAGATTCAAATCCATATTCTATGGCAGTCTTAACTGTATCACCTAGATATGTTCCACTTTCAATGAAAGCGTATGTCTTTGAATATTTTTGTAAATGTTCTAGTGTTAATTGTGGCATATTATTCCTTTATCAAATACCAAGCATTGTTACTTACTGTAATAACTTTGGAGAAATTTTCTCCTAAGAATCTTTTTAATGATTTCTCAACATCAGATAAAACAATATCATGACCAGCAAAAATACCACCATGTTTAACTAAAGGATAATAATTCAAAAAATCATCATATGAAGCTTCTTCGGAATGGTCACCATCAATGAAAACAAAATCTAAAGATTCTTTTTTGAGTGTTTTTGCAAACTTGTTACTTGATTCATAATTGAATTCAACAATACCACGAAAAGGAGATAATCTTTTAAAAGCATGAGCTTTCATTAATTCTTGACGTTCTTCACTATAATCAGCACCATTCCAATCAATATATGATGGGTAATTATCTACTGCATATAATTTTTTAATATTTGGAATTTCTTTTAATAGATGTTCAGTTGTAGCCCCTAAACAAACACCAATTTCAACACCAACTAATTGCCGGCCAGTTAGTTTAGAAATGGGTTCAACTAGTC